ATCTTCCAAGGTTTTGTTGTAGATGATCCATTAAAAGAAGATTCTCAACCAGAGAATCCCATTCGTAGATTCATCATTGGTCCACAAATTTTCCAATTAATCAAAGCAGCACTAATGGATCCTGATATGGAAGAACTACCAACAGATTATACTGCTGGTGTAGATTTCCGTTTGTCAAAAGGAACCAAAGGCGGTTATGCAGATTATGGCGCAAGTAATTGGGCACGTAGAGAGCGTCCACTAGGTGATGCAGAGATGGCAGCAGTAAACACACACGGTCTGTTTAATCTAAACGACTTCCTTCCTAAAAAACCAGGCGAAGTTGAGCTTAAAGTTCTTACTGAAATGTTTGAAGCAAGTGTAGACGGTGAAGTATATGATCCAGATCGTTGGAGCAATTATTTCCGTCCTAGCGGAATGGCTGCACGAACAGGTGACCCAGTAGCACAAGCACCAGCAGCACCAACACCTTCTCCAGTAGAAGATGACATTCCTTTTAAGTCAACTGAAGAAGCAGCAGCAGAAGCAGCACCTGCTCCAGCAGCAGCACCTGCTGAATCTGCAGGCGGCGCAAGCGACATTCTTGCAATGATCAGAGCACGTCAAAATCAGTAAAAACAACGCTGTAGGCTTGTTTTTTAGTAAACAAGTCTACAGCCTTTACGCTTTTTAGGAGGTATGTATGGCTACAAAATCTTTTGATCCTAGTAAGTTTAGGACACAACTTACAAAGAGTATCACTGGTATGAGTGCAGGCTTTAATGATCCAACAGATTGGATCAGCACAGGTTCTTATGCACTTAACTATTTAATTAGTGGAGACTTTAAAAAAGGTATTCCACTAGGTAAAGTGTCTGTTTTTGCAGGAGAAAGTGGCGCAGGTAAAAGTTACTTTTGTTCTGGAAATATTGTAAAACATGCACAAGATCAAGGTATTTTTGTTGTTCTTATTGACAGCGAAAATGCATTAGACGAAGCATGGTTGCAAGCTCTTGATGTAGATACATCTGAGAGCAAACTACTTAAACTAAACATGTCAATGATCGATGACGTTGCTAAAACAGTATCAACATTTATGGCAGATTACAAAAGCATGGATGAAGACGATCGTCCTAAAGTATTATTTGTTATTGATAGTTTAGGTATGTTGTTGACACCTACTGATGTTGATCAGTTTAGCAAAGGTGACATGAAAGGTGACATGGGTAGAAAGCCCAAGGCACTTACTGCATTGGTCCGTAATTGTGTAAACATGTTTGGTTCACACAACGTTGGACTAGTTGCAACTAACCATACATATGCATCGCAAGATATGTTTGATCCGGATGATAAGATTTCAGGCGGTCAAGGCTTTATCTATGCTTCTAGTATTGTTGTTGCCATGAAGAAGCTAAAATTAAAAGAAGATGCAGATGGTAATAAAACTAGCACAGTCAACGGTATTCGTGCAGGGTGTAAAGTTATGAAAACACGTTACGCTAAACCGTTTGAAGGTGTGCAAGTAAAAATTCCTTATGAAACAGGAATGGATCCATATAGTGGACTTTTTGATTTGTTTGAAGCAAAAGGTCTATTAGAAAAACAAGGTAATCGCTACAAGTATATTGATAGCGCCGGAGAAGAAACACTAGAATATCGCAAGAACTGGACAGGTGAACTACTCGAAATGGTCATGGCAGATATGCCGCAAAAAGAAGCACAGATGGTAAATACCGACAATGCAATCGAAGAAGTTGTAGACCATGACGAGGAGCCTGTAGTCAATGAATGAAGATCAAATAGTTGATGTTTGGAACTTGTTTAAAAATTATTTAGACAAAAAACAAATCGATATTGTAGCAGAAAAATTTATTGATATGTTAGCAGACTATGGTGTTGATGATTTAACATTAAAAGAATGCTTAGGCACAGATAAAATTTTAGATGCCGCAATACAATACTATTTAGAAGATGACAGCGATGTTGACTACGATGATGACTACGAATGGGATGAATAATGGGATGGTATTCTGAAGTATCAAGAAACATTGGCAAAATTCCTTCTGCAATACAACACTTTGAAACTGAATTAGATTTAGCAAGAAAAGAATGTAAGTTAGTAGGTAATGTTGAAAAAGCAGCAGCTGAAATGCCAGGTATTGTTGAACATCGTTTCAATCAACTTCAAGAAATTGAAGCAATTCTAAACTATTTAAATATAGAGCTACGCAGATTGCGTAGCTCTTATTTTAAAAAATATCTTGAAAACTATCAACGTGCATTAAGCAGTCGCGATGTAGAACGCTACGTAGACGGAGAAGCTGACGTTGTTGATTATGAAAAGATTATAAACGAATTTGCATTATTACGTAACAAATGGTTAGGCGTTTTAAAAGCTCTCGATCAAAAGCAATGGCAAATAACTAATGTTGTAAAATTACGTGTAGCAGGAATGGAAGACGCGACATTATAATGGCACATAGTAAAGAATATTTAAAAGAACTTGAAAAGTTACATAGTAAGTCTGCATTTGGAAGTGGTAAAGAAATACCAAAACCTGTTGTAGAATTACTTGACTCAGGCGAAATACAAAGTATGTTAGACTTTGGTAGTGGTAAAGGTCTAACATCATTAACAATAAAAGAAAAATATCCACATATTAAATTATACACATATGATCCAGTAACAAGTCCTATACAGTTGCCAGATCAAGTTGATTTAATATATAGTAGCGATGTTTTAGAGCATATAGAACCCGACTTATTAGAAGCTACATTAAAAGATCTTTTTGCAAGAGCACAAAAATATCAATATCATCTAATTGCTTGTCATCCAGCTAAGAAGAAATTAAGTGATGGTAGAAATGCACACTTAATTATTGAAGAACCTACATGGTGGAAACATAAACTTTCTGAGTATAAATGGAATACACAGTATGAAAAAACTACAAAGAAAAAACTTGTAGAAAAATTTGGAATCTATGTTCAAAAGTATATTACAGTGTTAAAAAAATGAAATTAGTTTATAACTATTGGATGCCTAATTCAGATAATCATTTCGAACGCTTGATTGCAAAGCGTATCAAAAAAGGTGGGCCGCCTGAATATCAAGACGATGTAAGAGATGTAGCGTATAGATACGTTGATGATTTTAGTTTAGCAATTGATGTTGGCGCAAATGTAGGCTTATGGGCAAAACCTTTAACTAGAAAATTTGATCGTGTAATTGCATTTGAACCACTCGAACAAGTATATACTTGTCTTGAGCGTAATGTAAACGGATTGCCAGTCGATATCAATAGATTTGCATTAGGCAGTGTAAACAGCACAGTTGAAATGGTATACGATGCAGAAAACACAGGTGGTAGTTTTGTAAGTGAAGTTGGCACTGGTAGTATACAAATAAAAAGATTAGACGATTTAAATCTGCCAAAATTTGGATTACTTAAAATAGATTGTGAACGACATGAACTTGAAGTTTTAAAAGGTGCAATGAACACAATACTTAAATACAAACCAATTATAGTTTGTGAACAACAAGCCGACACAAATGAATGTGCAGGTATGTTTTTAAAATCATATGGTGCATACGAAATTACCAATGTCAGAAAAGACTATATCTTTGGGTGGCGTTGATTAAATATCTTTATGACAACAGTATTTGTATCTGGCGGATTTGATCCACTTCATAGCGGACATATTGAATATTTTAAAGCAGCAAAACAATTAGGAGACACTCTCGTAGTTGGAGTGAATAGCGATCCATGGTTGGTTCGTAAAAAAGGGCAAGCATTTATGCCCTTTGAAGAACGTGCTAAAATTATTGAAAATTTAGAAATGGTTGACAACGTAATGCTAGTTTCTGACGATGATACAGGAGGAACTAGCAAAGCTATTGGATATTTACTACAAACAACTACTGGAAAAATAATTGTTGCTAACGGTGGAGATAGAATCAACGGAGACATACCGGAACAAAAAGTATACGGTAATCATCCTGATGTTGAGTTTGTTTTTGGTGTAGGTGGAGAAGATAAAAAGAACAGCAGTAGTTGGATTCTAAAAAACTGGGACAAGCCTATAACTAAACGTGCTTGGGGTGAATACAAGGTATTAGATCGCAACGGCGAATGGCAAGTCAAAGAACTTACATTTTACCAGGGCAAATCTCTTAGCGATCAACGACACTTTAAACGCAGTGAACACTGGCACGTTGTAGACGGTGTTATTAATATGTTTTTACAAGACAAACGAGGTAACAAAACTAGCACCTTGCTAGTCCCAGGAGACAGTATTGATATACCTGTAGGTTGGTGGCATAAAGCAGTAAACATAGATAACAAAGATGCTAAAGTAATTGAAGTTTGGCTAGGCAAAGAGCTGACTGAAGATGATATAGAAAGAAGAGATTAATGAAAGTATTTGTAGGCTGGGACAGCAGAGAAGATATTGCTTATCAAGTTGCAAAGCAAACTATTATTGAAAAGTCTAGCATTCCGGTAGACATACAACCATTAAAACAAAAAGATTTGAGGAAAGCCGGCATATACACTAGACCTGTAGACGCACTTGCATCTACAGAATTTACCTTTACAAGATTTTTAATACCAGAACTGTGTAATTTTAAAGGTTGGGCACTTTTTATAGATTGTGATTTTGTGTTTTTAGATGATATAAAAAAGTTATACGACCAAAGAGACGACAAGTATGCTATAATGTGTGCCCAGCACGATTATACACCTAAGGAAGGTGTTAAAATGGACGGAAAGCAACAAACACAATATCCAAGAAAAAATTGGTCAAGCATGATGCTAATTAATTGTGAACATCCAGCAAATGCTGTTGTGACAAAAGATTTTGTAAATGACGAACGTAAAACTGGTGCGTTTTTACATAGATTTAGTTGGTTAAAGGACGAAGAAATTGGAGAAATTAGTCACGAATGGAATTGGCTTGTTGGTTGGTATAAGGAACCAGAAGACGGCACTCCAAAAGCATTGCACTACACCGAAGGCGGTCCGTGGTTTGAAGAATATCAAGACTGTGAATACGCAAAAGAATGGTATAAAGGAAAAGCAAACTATCTAGAATACGAACTAGAGGAATCAAAAAAAAA